TAGACAAAGTTTATCTGAGTTTGATGATGAAGTATTGCAGCCTATTACACAACCTGTCGGAGATGTTATTGAAGACGTAGGCCAAGCAATAGGCGATGCTTTTTCTGCTTTAGACACTGCTGTTAGACAAGCACTGCCCAGTACTAGTATAGACTTGCCTAGTTTAAATATACCTAACTTCAATCCCAACTTAGGTCAGTTTGGTCTACAGTTTACACAAGTATCAGACACAGGCGAACCAGCAACACAGCCTTCTTCTACACGCACAACAGATGCTTTGTTTGGTGACGAGTTGTTTAAGTTTAAGACACCAATAGAAGACACACAAGAGCGTTTAGATTACGTTGACTTGAACAGTCCTTTTGATCAGTCACAAGAATTAGAATTAGAACTAACTTATCCAGGTTCTACAGAGGAATCTGATGGCTTTTTTGAAGGCACAATTTACGAGCAACAACCACGGAGCTACAATTTCTAATGACTTACTTACAACTTGTTAATAGCGTATTACGCAGACTGCGGGAGGACGAAGTAACCACTGTTGGTCAGAACTCGTACTCTAAACTTATTGGTGAGTTTGTCAACGATGCTAAACGTACCGTAGAAGACTCCTACGATTGGACTGCTTTGCGTACTACACTGACTGTATCAACCACAACAGACACGTTTAACTATGTGCTGACGGGTTCACAGAACAGGATGAAAATACTTGATGTTCTTAACGACACATCTAACTTTTTTATGCAGTATAAAACTTCACGTTGGATGGATCAGGCATTTTTGATAGACGAGCCACCAATAGGCGCACCTCAGTTCTACAGTTTTAACGGTGTCAATGCCGCAGGTGACAACGGTGTAGACCTCTATCCTAAACCTGACAAGGCTTATCAAGTACGCTTCAATGTGGTACTGCGTACAGCAGAGTTTACAGCAGACACAGACAACATGCAAATACCTTCCCCTCCTGTAGTTCAGCTTGCTACAGCGTTGGCGGCTAGAGAGCGTGGAGAGACTGGCGGCACTAGCGCAGCAGAGTTGTTTGCACTAGCAGATAATACCTTGGCTGACGCTATTGCTATTGATGCGTCACAGCATCCTGAAGAAACTATCTGGTATTCGTAAATGGCAAAACAATTACAGAACATTACAGTAGCTGCTCCAGGCTTTTTTGGTCTTAACACACAGGACTCTCCCATAGGTGGTAATCCTTCGTTTGCCGCTATTGCAGACAACTGTGTTATTGACAAGCTAGGCCGTATTGGTGCGCGTAAAGGTTGGGAAGCTGTCTCTACTAACGGTTCTTCTGTGCTAGGCAGTAGCCGTGGTATTGAAACTGTACATGAGTTTATCGACAACTCTGGTGACAAGGTTGTACTGTCAGCAGGCAACGCTAAAGTATTCAAAGGTACTACAACCTTAACAGACATTACTCCTAGTAGTTACACACCTACAGCTAACAACTGGAAAACAGTATCACTAAACAACCATGTGTATATGTTCCAGAGAGGGCATGAGCCACTGGTAGGCACAGACGAGTCAGGTTCTTTTGTGCTAGAAACTATGTCAGGTCATAGCCATAGTACAGGTGTTGCACCACAAGGCAATGAAGTCCTAGCGGCTTATGGTAAGCTATGGGTAGCAGATGTTACAGGTAACAAGCACACTGTCTACTGGTCTGACACACTTAGCGGTCATGCTTGGACAGGTGGTGCTTCAGGCTCGTTAGACGTTACTTTAGTGTGGCCTACAGGCTTTGACGAGATAACGGCTCTAGCGGCTCACAATGGCTTCCTAATCATCTTTGGTAAGAAGTCTATACTTGTGTACTCAGGTGCATCCTCTCCTGCCTCTATGACGCTTACAGACACTATAGAAGGCGTTGGCTGTATAGCCCGTGACTCAGTACAACATACAGGCACTGACATTATATTCTTGTCAGACGCTGGTGTACGGAGTTTTGGTAGGACTATACAAGAGAAGTCTATGCCTATGCGTGACATCAGCAAGAATGTACGCACTGATTTAATGAGCTTAGTGTCTTTACAGACTAACGCTATCAAGTCTCTGTACAGTTCTGACAATGCTTTCTACTTGCTGACGTTACCAGACAGCAACACTGTGTACTGCTTTGACATGCGAACACCTTTAGAGGATGGCTCTCACCGAGTTACTACTTGGTCTAGTTTAAATCCGTTGTCGTTTGCTGTATTAGAAGATGGTGAGATATACATTGGGCTTGCGTCAGGTGTTGTTAAATACAACGGTTACTTAGATGGTACTGCTCAGTATCAGATGCGTTACTTCAGTAACCCGCTAGACTTTGGCAACACTTCTAATCTAAAGTTTTTAAAGAAGTTTAATGTTACTATTATTGGCGGTCAGTCAACAGAGGCTATTCTTAACTGGGGCTATGACTACACTTCTAACTACACTAAGCAAGCTTTAGTCTTTACTTCTTCAGCCTCAGTATCAGAGTATGGTATTGCTGAATACAACATTGCTCAATATGTAGCCAGCAGTACTATTAACACGCCCAAGATAAATACTACAGGTAGTGGGGAAGTAGTTACTATTGGTATCGAATCTGAGATTAACGGCTCCTCTTTTTCTATTCAAAAAATTGACATACACGCTCTATTAGGGAGACTTATCTAATGTCCAACTACACAAAGACAACTAACTTTGCAGCAAAAGATGCTCTCTCTTCTGGCGATCCTAACAAGATAGTTAAAGGTACAGAGATCGACACTGAATACAACAACATTGCGACAGCAGTGGCTACTAAAGCTAACTCTGCTAGTCCTACTTTTACTGGTACTGTTACAGCCGCTACCGTAAACGTCACAGGCACACTGACGGCTGATACAATTACTGGAGGATCGTACTAATGGCTATTCTGCCTAAACAGATTAGAACCACAATGCCCGGACAAGCCCAAGTTCCAGGAATGTTTGCTGGTGGCTCGCCTGCGCGTATTAACGACCCTTTGGAAGCAATTCGCTACGCACAAGCACAACCTACGCAGTCTACAGGCTTTGACACTACACTGCCTACACAGGCTCCTGTAGCTGCTCCTACCACTGTAGGGCTTACTGGTATACCTTCTGCACCTAGCTCAGTAGGCGCTGGTGAGGTTGCTTTAGGTGGCGTTCTAGGTGGTCTATTGGGAGGTGGTATAGACTTACAGAATGTTCTAGGCACTGCTGGACAGGCTTATCTAGGTCAAGAAGCTATCTCTGCTCCTTACGAGGTAGGTCGTGCTGGTTTAGAGATGGCAGAGCAGGTAGGACAGCGTGGTGCAGAAACAGCAGCATTTAGACCCTATACTGTCACCAGTAACCTAGCTCGTGTTGGTACAGACCCTTCTGGTGGCTTTACTACACAACTAAGCCCAGAGCAACAGGCTCTACAGAATCAAATCATGGGACAAGCTGGTGGGTTCTTCAATCAACTACAGGCTGACCCTGCTGCTGTACAGGCTGGCATTTACGAAGACATTAGAGCCACACAGCGTCCTGAAGAGGAACGTCAGCGTCTAGCGTTAGAAGAGCGTATGCTGTCACAAGGTCGCTTAGGACTGTCCTCTGATGCCTATGGCGGTGCATCACCTGAGCTACTGGCTATGGAGACTGCACGACAGGAGGCTATGGCACGGGCTAACATAGGTGCTAGACAGCAGGCATTAGCAGAGCAAGCACAGACTGCATCACTTGCTGGTGGACTGTTAGGCTCTGGTTACATACCACAGCAACAAGCACTGTCGTTGCTACAGGCTAGTCAGATTCCTGCTGGATATGCTGATATTGGTCGCAGAACAGGTGCTGAGTTAGGTGCTAAGTCTGGATTGGCTGGTATTGAGGCGCTGTTGCAAGGTACTCAGTTGTCTCAAGAAGCACAGCTACAGCTTAACAAAGACTTATTAACGTCTATAGCAGGTAGACAAGACCCTCTAACTGCTAGCTTTAGTGGTGGTTTGTTAAGCAGTATCCTAGGCGGTAGAGAGTCTACTCAAGATATGCTAACATTGCCTACAACAGCTACTGACTCTTTCTTAGGTGGTAGTGACTTTTTAAGCAGTATTTTCTTACCTGAAGTAACTAACCCATACGATACAGGTTCTTTGTTTAGTGGTTATGTTCCACCAGCTATTCCATCACCAGGACAGCAAATAAACTTAGGCAACATACAAGCCCCTGATGACTTTGGTTATCAACTTTAAGGAGACAGAACAATGGCACAACCAACAGATTTAACAGGAATGCTCACAGAAGGTTTGTTTCAGCCTACTCAGCAGGCCGTACCGTCTTCTTACAGAGAGTCTATACTAGGTGCTGCACAGTCAGCAGGTACAGGGCTGCGTAGAGGCATAGGCGCTCTTACTGGTGCTGATACAATGACTAACCCAGAAGCGGCTAGAGCAGCTATGCAGGGCTTAGACATTAACAACCCAGCACACCAGCCTAAGCTTCTTGAGATTGTACGCAAGTATGCTCCAGAAAAAGAATCTGCACTGGTGGCGCAGTTTGCACAGCAAGGTAGGGTTAGGGCTGAGAAAGAAAAAGCAGAAGCCACAAAGCAATCTACTTTGTTGAAAGAGCAGCAAGCAAAGGAAGGATTTGCAGATTATATTCGCAAGATAGACCCTACACTAGCTCCCTTGGCTTTATCAGGGAAACTTACACCTGAGAATATGAAAGATTTTTTGCCTGAATTATCGGACAAAGAGCGTTATAAAGTTGTAGGTAGTAATATATTTGACACAGTAGACTCTGTATTTATTTCTGGGCCACAAGGCTCTGCAAAGCCTAAAGATAATTTAATTACTGTTGATGGTAGACTATATAACATACTTGAGAAAAAATTTATAGACCTTCCTCCAAAAGCTGTTCAAATGACTAAAGAACAACAAAATTACGAAGCAGTCAAAGCAGCTAATGATGCGGCAGGGCTGACTACTCCAGTTTTTGGTGAATGGTTAGATAGAGATAAAATAGCAGACAATAGATCACCAGATAAAAAAATATGGGACGAATTAAAAGCATCTAACGATGCGGCTGGATTGCCTACAATGTCTTATGGAGATTGGTGGGATTCTAATAATGTCGAAACAGACACAATAGAGAGAACAGACCCTATTACTGGTTACACAAGCACCTCTGTAATTAATAAAAAAACAGGGGAAGTTATTAGAGACCTAGGTGTTACTGGCTTGCCTCAGTTAGAAATTGAATCATTAGAGAATGGTAAATATAGAGTTAATAATCTGACAAACGGCACTAGAGGGGAAGCCGTAAACACGCCAGAAGCTGCTCAGTTAAGACTGAAAAAGATGGAGAAGACGCAGAACGAACTATTTGCTTTAGATCAGATATTAGCTAAAACCACAAAAGCAAAAGAACTTGCTGAAGGAGAAGGCGGATTTGGTGGTGCTGGCGCTGCTTCTAAGTATGGAGAATATGCTGTTCTTTCTCGTTTGGGTTTCGGCACTGATTCAAGAGCATTAGCAAAAATTATTACAAGCTTACAAGCCAATCTAGGTTTTGACGAGTTACAAGACATGAGAAAAAACTCACCTACTGGGGGAGCTTTGGGTAGTGTTAGTAATTTAGAAATAGGTCTTTTAATTTCTGCTGTTACAGCCCTTGATCCCCAGTTAGGTGTAAAGGCGTTTAACGAGCAAATAGATTTAGTTAGAGAACATTACGATAACTTTAAAAGAAGTTTGATGGGAGTGTCTTCAAACGTAGATTATAACTCTAAAGAGTATGCTAGTTATCTAAAAACAGAAGACAAACCTAATAACCCTCTTAGCGTGATTAGTGGCGAGTTTGTGTTGCGTGATCCAGAAACAAAAGGGTGGTTTTTCACAGGTGTAAAAGTTAAGGAAACTAAATAATGTCTTTTCGAAAAGTAGTAGACCCTGACATGCTCCTAGAGTTAAATTCTGTAGGACAATCTCCAACCGCAAGCAGTACAGGTGGTATGACTTTAGTAACAGATCAGGCTATGCTTGACCAACTTAATGAGGGTTTTAACCCAGAAATAGAAGCTGTTAGGGCTAGTCAGTTGTTAGACGTAGTTGATCCTGAACCAGAAGACCCAGAAACTTGGGCAGATTGGATTTCGCCTGTATTAGAAATTGGGTCTGCACTTGCTGTTGCTGGCCCTGCTACAACAAAAGGAGCGGCTGTTGGTTCTGTATTTGGCCCTCCAGGAGCTTTTGTTGGTGGTTTAGGGGCTGGTGTTACAGCAACTACTGCTGCTGTCTATGGTAGCAGGCTTGCAGGAGAAGGCGCTGAAGCTTTAATAGAAGGTAGAGAATTCAATCCTGATTTAGCTGTTCAAGAAGCAATGGACGCTGCACAAACAGAGGCGCTTTTTAGCACTGTTTTTGGTGTAGCTTTTCCCGCAGTAAGTACTGGTGTTAAAGCAACTAGAAAAGGTTTGAAAGATAAGACTCTCCTTACTGAAAAACAAAAACAAGTTATAGTGGACTTACAGGAAAAACTAAAAACTTATAACGCTAGTTTATTGCCTTCTATGGTTAGCGACAGTAAGAAAGCTGAGATTTTGACGAACATTGCTAAAGTTTCTCAAGTAACTAAAGGAACGGTCAATAACTACTTAGATTCTTATGGCAAGTACATGGGAGAACAAGCAGAACAACTGTTGCTAAGTTTTAAAGCTGCTGGGCCTACAAAACAAGGAGAGGTTTTACAAGCCTTAATAACACAAACAGATCAAGCCTTGAGAGAAATAGTAGACCCTCTGTATAAAAACATAGACGCGTTAGGAAAAAAAGTTACTGTACGGTCTTCAGAAGCTGCTACATCTCTTGCAGATAGCTTTAAAAAAGACTTTCGCGCTAAACCAAAATACACTGACAAAGGGAAGCTTATAGAAAGCTCCTTAGTAGAATATCCAACCAGTGCTACTAAAACAGCGGTTAATTATCTTGAAACAATACCAGATGATTTATCTTTTTTTGAAGCACATAAACGACTTTCCAAAGTAAAAGCGCGTCTTAATAAAGCAATACGTTCTACTGAACAAGACCCAGACAGGATAGAAGTATTAGCCGCTACAGCAGACATGCTTAAAGAAGCAATGGACGAGGCCGCTGGTACACTAAGCCCTGCTTTGAAAAAGCAGTATGATGAAGTAACAGACATGTACAATAAAGGTAAAAATGTTGTTACTAGTACATATTTAAAAAAGGCTTTGGAAGTAAATGACCCTGTTCAAATAGGAGCTATGTTGACTGCTGATGGACTCACATACGGCATTAAAGAAGTAAAGGAACTTAAAAAACTAGCTGCTCAGTACAAAAATAAATTGCCAAAAGATAGTAAGGTAAAAGGTTTAGACGCAG